CCCCCGGCTTGTCGCTCACGCTGTACGTGATGGCCCCTGGAAGCTTCTTGAAGAACGGATGCCCCTTTGCCTCGTCGCGCATCTGATTCTTGATATTCAGAGCGCCCTTAACGATGACAGGGACCATCTTGTCCTCAACGTGCGCAGCGACCCGGCCGAGATCCAAAGCCAATTGCCGCAGATCATCCTCAGCCACCAGTCACCTCTTCCACCCCGAACCGCTGCGCCGAAGCGAACGACTTGTGCAGAATCTCGATAACTCGGAAGCGGCGGCCGACAAGCGCAGGCGAATTGATCGAAGCGGTGATGTCGATCATGTCCCCGATCAGGGCAGCCTCGGCGTCAGCAGGAATGTCGATTCGGGAACGCTGAATCGTGAACTCATGATCAGCCGCCGAGCGCAGGCGAGAAATATTCCCCTCAGCCTGCACCTTGCACTTGCCCGAATATGCATCGACAAAATCTGCTGTCACGACTCCGGTCGTCGGGTCGGTGCTATCGCCCGTCTTGTGGCGGATGACGCATGAATCGACCATCAGACGCTCGGCGGCGCGGCGGGCTGCTCCGATCGGCGGGCTGCCCATCAGCGCCACCCCGCATCGCCGGCAGTGGTCCGAATCGAACCCCGCCGAACCCGGAACGGCTCGAGGTCTTCCTTCTCCTCAGGCACGAGCGCGACAGTCCCCGACACGAGCGAACCGCCCGCCATGGCCGTATAGTCGTCAATCACTTCCTGGCGCAGGCCGGGGGAGCCGAACGCCCCATCGATCACACGCCCGACCATCTGGCACACAACCTTGACGATCTCCTGCGGGATCTCCTCGTAGCCGTGCGTGTAGGTGACCGTCACTGCGTGCAGCCGAGAATCCCGGAAGCCAGGAGTCGGGCCGTTCCCTACCCATGTGGGCGAGAACAGTTCGACTGCCCCGACGCCAGTCCACCACCACGCCGCAGGCGGGATCACCCAACCCGTATCAGCGCGCACGATCTGTGTCGGCTTCTCGGCTGGACGCTCGGGCAGGACGACACGGCCACGATCCACCCGAACCGTAACCGTGTCGTCCACAACCCTGCTGATCTGCTGGCGGACATACCGCCGAACAGTGGCGGAAGCGTCAACCAGGAGAGCCGCGGCGCGATCTGCGTCCACCGTGTGGCCCAAACGGGCCTCAAGGTCAACTTGTGTAGCGAGCGCAGGCAGCGCCATGACGCCTCCTAGGACTTCGGCTTGGTCACGCCGTCGAGCGTGTAGGACTCGTTCGGCTCAGGGTCAACCTTGTCGCCAACGAAACCCTGCTCGTAGATCGCATCGGCACGCTCCTGAACCTGCTTCACAGCAGACTCAGTGGCCTTCTCCGGGTCCGTTTCCTTCTTCGCTGTCATGATTCCTCCTAGCCCCGACCGCGCTGGGTCTGGGGTGTGTAGGCGTTTCCGAGCATCGATGGGGAAGTCTGCCCCGCGTTCTTCGCCGCAACGCTGTACGTGCCAGCCTCGGTGTCCGTCTCCGGGGACCACCCAGAGAATCCGAGCTGGCCGCCAGTGAGGGCGCCGAGCGTGGCCGTCACCGTCGCGGACGCCGTAGCGTTCGCGGAAAGGGTGGCGGCAGTGGCAGACGCGACCGCCGAGAGGGTGGCCCCAGCAGGGATGCCCGCCCCAGTGATCGTGCGACCGACATCCGACGACACAAACGTGCCTGCCGGTGCGGTCAGGGCAGTTGAAGCGCTCGTCGTCGTCACCGACACCGAACGCCCATCAGTCGTGCGACCCGTAGCCATTCAGGCCCCCCGATCAGAACAGGAGCGTGGCGGCCGGGTAGCGGTTCGCCTCGGTCGGCTGGTCGTTGTTGATCACGTTCGCGACCTGCCAGCCAACGCGGAACGTCAGGCGGATCGCCGTCATATCCTGCTGCGCGAGGTTGTAGATGATCGCGCCAGTGTTGTCCTGGATGACCGCCTGATCGAGAACCTTCAGGGTGATGTCCTGACGGACACCAACGACGAAGTTGTCACGGTCGAGCACGATGCCGCGAACGTTCGTGCCGGCGCCACCAGCGGTCGGCCACATGCCGCGCATCGGGTAGCTGATCGGCAGGCCGTCGATCGACTTGAGGTCGCCGGCGACGCGGGAGGCATCGATCTTCTGGCCGATCGTGTCACGGGCACCGCGGAGCTTGCCGCGGAAGCTCGTCGCCGCAACCCAGCCCTCGCCATCGAAGCCGTCGCCCTCGAGAGCGCCGTACGCCTTGTCGATGTCACCGAGGAAGCCACCGTTCGCGGCAGTCGAACCCTCGACCACCGAGTTGCCGGCTGCGGCCGCTGCGGCGGTGATGTTCGTCGGGAACGTGCCGGGGGCGTTCGTGCCGAAGAACACCGCCGAGTCGAGCGTGCGCCCGAACGCCTCGGTGAGGTACGGCATCGCCTCATCCCACACGTTCGCGTCAACGTCAGCGAGAACGTTGTCGGGAACCGGGATGATGGTCGCGATTTCCTCGATGTTGAGGTACTTGTTGGTCCAGTTGATCTCGGAGGTCTGCTTCAGGCCCGTGTCGCCAGAAACCCAGTACGCGAGCGGCAGGGCCGAGAGAACGGGCAGGCGGACCTGGTTGCGGCCAACCGGGATCCGGCGGAACTGCTCGAGGACCGCAGACTGCGTGGTTGCGGTCTGTAGAAGTTCCTTCGATACCTCTTCGGGGATGAGCGCCTGTGCGTCAGTCCGGCTGGTGATGTTGTTGTACGGAATGGGAATCACATCCTTCTATGCGGTAGATCCCCATCCCTGGGGACTACGGATTGGGTTACGCGAGGCCAGCGGCCTTGCGGATGACTGAATTCATGTCCTTGCCACCGCTCGCGGTCGTGCGAGCGCCGCCGTCATACTCGGGCGGCTTGGGCGCCAGACGCTCGGAGAGCCGCTTGGCGCGAGCGTCGATCTCTTCCGCGGTCCCAGACCCGAGAAGGTCAAGATCCTCGTCGGAGAGCTTGTACTTGAGTGCCGCCTTCGCCTTCGCGAGCTCGGCCGCGTGCGCCTGAGCCGCCGTCTCGGCAGCCTGAGCACGCTCATTGGCCTTCTCGATCTCGCTCTTTCCAGCGGATTCAAGTTCGGCAAGCCTCTCGGCCTTCGTCTTGAGGTCCGCATAGTCTGCGTACTTTGAGCGCTCGCGAGCAATGCGCTCACCGATGATCCGGTTGAACTCTTCCTGGTTGGCCGGGGGCGTCCAATTGCCGCCGCCATCCCCGCCAGAAATGTTCTCGCCCGTGGGTTCAGACATGGTTCTTCTCCTTGTTTCCGTAAGCCCGTCGGCATGACCTGCCTTGACGCCGGCAGTTGGCGCACCCAGCCGGAAGCTGGGGAGTCTCAGTACCCGAGCACGTTCTTTCGGAACGCTGCCTCGGCGCGTGCCGAGAGCTCGGGGGTCAGCTGGCCTCGCCCGTAGGGGTTTCGTCCTTCGCGCACGGCATCCCAGTTCCTCTGGGAGTCGAACACGCGCCGCTCGGCCTCGGTCATCGTGGCCCGCACGTTCGGGTCGCGGACGCCAGTCTCACGAGCCCTCAGAACAGCCTCACGCGCCCCGACACGGGTTCCGCCACGCCCGAGTGCACCGAAACCCTCACGCTGGCCCAGAATCGATCCCAGCGGGTTCTGGCCGCCCGGAAGGATGTACCCGTAGTGCTGTAGAAGCCTAAGAGTCTGCTCACGGGACAGGTTCTGCGCGTAGATCGCCTCGGGAGTCAGACGCAGTGGCCGTCCAGAGCCATAGTTGCCGCGGCGAGAGGTGCCCTCGGTCGTAATCAGGCCACCCGGCTTCATCCCTCGCCGCGCATTCACCGTCTGGAAGATGTCAGCGCCGTCGCGGATCGCCTTCGCCTCAGCCTTGCCGAACAGCAGATCCTGCTCATTCGACCCCAACGAGTGGAAATAGTCGTAAGGGTCATGCATCAGGCCCTCAGACCGGGCCGCCTCAACGCCCTTGGCGGGAACATGGATGCAGTCGCAATACGGGTGACGGTTGAACCCTGCGTTCCAGCGGTAGAACTTACCCGCGAGGATCGAACAGCGCCCGCACGACGGCGGATTCAGCATCCGCACGTACCCGACACCGTTGCGGGAGGCGATATTCACCCCGGCAGCCGAGCGGCCGGCATCCGCGACAGTCACTTTCATGCGAAGCTCGAGCGCAGCACTGCCAACCGCAAGCGCCTGCTGCACGCTCGCGCCGCTAGCCAAAGCCGTCTTGGCCTTCGTGACAGGGGAGTACAGCAGGCCAGTCAGCGAACGCCCATCGGATGCGTATCCGCCGAACCCACTCGGATCAACGAACCCATCCGGGGCCACATACTCGCCCTGCTCAGCCAGCGACGACGACACATAGGACGCCCCAGACGCAGCCGCCTGCACTTGAAAGCCACTCAGGATCGGAGCCAG